GCTAAATAAGTATTTTTACCATTGCCTGAACCTAAAGTTACATCACCATCGTGGCCTGAATAATAAATACCATTATTAAGACTAAAGAAGTCAGCAGGAGTTCCTGCACTATAAACAGATGAATTCATACCAAACTCACCGTAATAAGTTGAGTCTGTGCCTAAATCATTACTTAATACATAATTTGTAGATGCGCCAGCAGTACCTGATTTGTTTTGCAAAATAGATTGCAAGTAACTGCCTGATATTGTTGCGCCTGAAGCAAATCCTGAATTAGAAGCATTAAAACTTAATACAGGCGTTGTACTGGTAGTAGAGCTTGTAGCTAATTGAGGAACTGTTGCCGTTCCTATTGCATCAAGATATACCGACTTACCAGCAGGATAGTCACCAAATACATAAAGAGTACCAGTAAAATTAACCAAGGCATTAGAGTTACTGGATGCAAGTACAGTATCACGGCTTAAAGTGCCAGCACCAACTGTACCTAGACCGACTTCCCATAAAGAACCGCCAGCATTGTAAATAGTGTAATAAGTTGTATTGCCATTACCAACGGCTGAAGAAAAAGTCTGAAACTGAGTAACAGCGCCAGCAAGGGTTAGTGTCCCTGTACCTGTCGTTGTACTGGTTTCTTGTACTCTGTCTTTAAGAATAAGAGCCATATTAGCCTTTAGCTATTGCCACGAATAAATGTACCAGCAGTAATAGCAACGGTTTGACCTGAAGCTATGGTTGTGCTGTTTAAGTTCATATCTGCACCAGAAGTACCAACTGAGCCATCCATCACTACGGTTGTGCCATCCGATTTAACTATGCGGAAAAAAGTAGCTGTGCTTGACGCTACGGCTGTACCGCTTGTGACTGAACCCAAGGTAATAGTACCGTTAGAGTCTGTACCAAAAGAACCAGCAACTGTAAGGCTAACCAATAGGGTTTGGGTAGATATAGCAGTATTGGCATTAGCTGGCTGAGTACCATCATATAAACGGATAATAGAACCTGAACCAGCATAAGTAATTAGACCTGTTTGCTGGGCATCTCTAGTGCCGTTAGAGTATTTTAAGTTTGAGGCCATTAGTTAACTCCAATAATCTTACCGTTTTCATCACGGATAACTTGTTTAGGCTGGGATAGCTTTTGCATCAATGCAGCTACCATTTGAGTTAACTGAGCATTGGTTTGCTGCATATTTTCCATTGCTGGTTGTAGTGGATGATTTGCCATTTGTGAGAATCCCATCGTATCTTGTAGGTTGCGAGCTTGGTCAACTGCTTCAATGTAGGCTTCTGAACCATCGGTCAAGCCAGCACTAATTCGAGCAGTTTCTATTTTAGTCGAATTGTCTAAGTAAGCTAGGAGAATAGACTTGTTATTGTCAATCTCAAGTTTCATCTTAGTTAGTTGCGCTTCCATGTTCATTTCTTCCATGTTGCGCTTTTCTTCTAACTGGAACTTAAGCTGATTCTCTTGAGCCTGGTACTCTTGCTTGGCTTTCTCCAACTCATTCTGCATCTGCATCTTCTGCTGTTCCATCTGAGCTTGTTGCTGCATTTTTTGCTGTTCGGCTTGGATTTGCATCTGCATCTTCTGAATCTCAGGAGGAGGCGGTTTAGGCTGACCCTTAGATTGCTGTGCAACTTCTCTAATTTGGTCTGCTGTTTCGTCAATAATGCCTTCTAATTGCTTACCAGCTCTAAATGCGGTAACGCTAAACTTAAGCATTTCCATGAGCATTGGGGCTAATTCAGGCTGGGCAGAAGCGGCTGGCAATGCGGTTTGCATAAAGCCACCGACTGCTTGCAAGAAAGCCATACGGTTCTGTTTTTCAGCTTCCTCATCTTGGAAAATCATGGAATCAGAAGTAACTTCAATACGGAAGTTAGCTGAAGCCTCATCTCTAAGCAATGCTAGAGCTTGAGGAATCATCTGTTGGTCTTGTGGACTTAACTGTGATGCGCCAGAGATTTTGATTAATGTGTCATCGGTAAAGTGATTACAGATAATCTGTGCTTTGATGCGTAGCAATGTAGTAGCAAAATCCACCACATTATGTTGCATAGTCTTTAATCGACCAGCAGCATTGTTTGACTTGATAATCTGAGCGCCAAGGGTTTCATTAGGGTCTGTTTGACCACGCTGAATATCGGCAATACCCATGATTTCATAGATTTGGCTCTTAACTTGCTCCATAGCCTGATAACAGGACATTAAAGCAGTAGCAAAAGGAGCAATATCAACTAGGTCAATAGCACCTTTCATGCCTTGTTTTTCAGCAAATGCAGCCCAGTTCTTAACTGGTAGCAATGCGTTATTCTCACCTTCGGAGAACAAACGAGATAGTTCAGAGTTAGAAGCATCGTAAACGCCACGCACTTTCAATGCGTTAATCAATCCATCAATACGGTCTGCCAAAGTATCAAGCTCTCTGGCTTGGTCTTGGTACATCGTAAAGTCAGGGATTGGCTCTAGGCTATCGGTAGTAACATTAGAATACAAAGGCTTTGGACAAGGCCAAAATCCTTCTAATTGCAATGGGTCATCACGCTCATCAAGAATCTTGCCTAATGACTTGCTAATCCATAATACTTTACCTGTTTCCTTATCCCAAATCTCATAGACTAAGGCTTCGTATGAGCCTTCTACTGGCTTTTCTGAGCGCTTTAAATCATCAGGTTTGGTATCTAGTGGAATCTTGCCGCCTATTTCTTCACCGAAACGCTCTACTAATGCAGGGCGGTTCATGTAAACCTTACGCCAAACTGCGGTTACTTCTTCCCATGTACGGGCTACGGTATGACCAAAGTCACGCCAATGGACATAATCTACAGGGCAGCACTCATACTCAATGCGCTCTTGGTTCTCAAGCCCCATGCCTTCAGGAGTTTCAGCTTCATCAGCATCTTCAGTAACTTGGTAGCCATCGTCAGGCTCACCCTCTACTTCACCAGCAATATGTGGCTCATAACGAACCCAAGCAGTACCACGCCCACCAAGCAAGCGGTCAAGTACAGCGTAGTTCATTGAGGCTTTGTAGTCACCATAATGCTCAAGCTCAAACTCTAAAGCACGCTCTAGCATCATAGAAGCGACACGACCAATAGGGTCGTTATCACGGAATCTACGGCTTACATCTGGGCGCGGCAGTCTAGCAAAGATAGCTGGCTGGATAGTCTGGACATTAGAAAAGAGGATATTAAAGCGAGCATTAGGGTTGTTTTGAAAACGGCTATCGTCTTTGTATCTGCGGATAATACGGTCAGTACGGCCTTCCCATTTCTTATAGGTTCTCTCGTAACCCATAATGGTGTTGTACCATTTCTCGTATGTATGCGTCATTAATATCTCCCTCTTGAGCGAGTTGGGTTTGACTTCCACATCTCGTTCAGCGTTACATTAGTTTGTCCTACTAATAACCCTCTGATTGCATCATCTTTGGGCAATGCTTTTTCTTCTTCACGCCAGGCAATGCTCATCATGCGAAATGCGTCACTACCATGACTCGTCCAATCGTGCCTAGGTCTATCCCTAAATACTTTCTTATCTTCATCGTATTCACGCTGATATTGCCTTAAACATTCAATGCCATCGTCACACTTTGTATCGAACCAACAACGCAGTAATGCAAGCCTACTTGCTTGAATTCCGTCTTGTAAAGATAAACTTGGGACAATCTTCATCTTTTCTATAGGAATTTTAACACTTAATTGCTCAATGATGCTTTTTCCGCCAGAAGCTAATGTCTTTGCTCTAGCGTCATGGGGTAGCCAATGTGTACCATACACATAATTGTATTCTCGCTCTTTAGCTTGAATTAGCCCTGTGTAGTAAGCAATAGCTTGTCCATTGGATGAGTGGTAGTCAAGAACCCTTATCTCGCCATGTACGACTTGATACCACCAAATGCTTGTATCGTCTGAGTAACCTAAGTCCCAAGCGGTATGTACAGGGAATAGTGGGTCATACTCTACCTCTGTAATACGACCAGCATCGGTCAAGGCTCGCATCTCTTTACCGTAATAAGCCCCTAAAATAGCGCTTTCAAAGTCACATTCAAACTCTTGTAAGTATTGGTCTTGAGTCATTGACTTAGCAGCATCGGCTAATTCTTCCGGCGGCAATAACCCTGTCTTACTAGCTCTTAGGGTTTTGGCGTACCAATCTGGTGACTGTAAAGCATTGCTATACACATCCCAAAAGGCATTATGACCCTTTGGTGTACCAATAAATACTGCCCAACCTAGTCTGTCTGCGAGGAGTGGTCTAATAATTTCACCCCAAATACGAGGGCGCATATCAGCATATTCATCAAGTACGATGCCATCAAGGTAAAGACCACGAAGGGAATCAGCATTGTCAGCACCAAACAATCGAATCCTCGCACCATTAATGAGTTCGACCCAAAGTTCAGATTGGTTAGCTTTTGCCATAACTGGCTTGGAAAAGCGCAAAAGATAGTCCCAAGCAATGTTTTTAGCTTGGCTGTAATAAGGTGCAACATAAGCATATCTCCCATCTTTTTTAGATTCTAATAAAGCTTTTACTATTAATTCATTAATACAGGCTACAGTCTTACCACAGCGCCTATGTGCCACAACCACACCCCAACGCTCCTTACGACGATGAAAGTCCACAAATACCTTTCTAGGGCGATATAACAGCTTTATATTAGGCTTCATCTGCCCATGAAATAGTAAAGTCTTTGCCGTCTAAGCCAGTTACTTCATTTACTTGGGTTTCTTTCCATCTTGCCCTAGTTTTAAGCCAAAAGATAGCGGCAGCAGTATTGCCCTTTTTAGCCTGGCTAAACAATGTGCCAGCAATAGCGGCATTAGCGTCTATGCGCCCTTCATCTAATTCTTCTTTATAGTATTTAACCAGCGTGTCAGCACTAATTTTAAGCCTTGTAGCTATATCCTCATGGGGTACACCAAGGGCAGACAAGCGTTTAGCGGTGTCTTTATCGGCTTGAGTTGGCTTATGTTCTTTTCCTTGAGCCATTTTATAACTCCGAAAGTACAGCTTTTTTACCTGTGAAGTCTTCCCAACGCTTAACTATGACATCGCAGTATTTTGGGTCTAATTCCATAACATAAGCTATTCTGCCGTTCTTTTCCGCAGCTAATAGCGTAGTTCCTGAACCCCCAAAACTATCCAAAATAATGTCTCCACCCTTTGTATTGTTAAGCATTTGATACTCAAATAGGGCAACTGGCTTCATTGTAGGATGTTCGCCATTTCTACTAGGTTTGTCGAACTCTAGGATAGTTGTTTGTTTTCTGTCTGTGGCCCATAAATGTCCTGCGCCCTCTTTCCAGCCATATAAGCAGGGTTCATGCTTCCAATGGTAGTCTTGCCTACCCATGACCATAATTGATTTTTTCCAAATAAGGCATTGCCGTACTTTCCAGCCAGCATCATGTGCAGCACCTCTAAAGTTATAACCTTCTGAATCAGCATGCCATATATAAAATACAGCTCCAGCTTTCATTACTGTATCTGCCGTAACATAAGCATCACGCAAAAACTGGCGAAACCCATCGTTAGTCATTGAATCGTTTTTAATAGTTAAAGCATCTTTAGTTTTGCCTTCATATGCCACATTATATGGAGGGTCTGTAAGCCACATATCGACTTTTCTGTCGTTACATAACTTTTCCATATCTGTAACAGAACAAGAGTCTCCGCACATAAGCCTATGATTTCCAAGGATATATATATCGCCTAGCTTGGTTTTTGGCTCGTCAGGAACATCAGGCACAGCATCTTCGTCTGTAAGTCCTTCTGTTTCTTCTATAGGGTTTAGCAGGGCATCTAACTCTGCATCATTAAAACCTGTAAGAGATAAGTCAAATCCTTCATCCTCTAAGTCTTGTAACTCAATAGTTAGCATAGCATTATCCCAACCAGCATTTAAAGCTAATCTATTGTCTGCTATTACATAGGCTTTCTTTTGGGCATCGGTCATACCGTTTAACTCAATTACTGGTACTTTGTCCATTTTGAGCTTTCTGGCGGCCATTAATCGACCATGACCAGCAATTATGCCTTTGTTCCCATCTATGAGTATTGGATTAGTCCAGCCAAACTCTTTAATGCTGGCAGCTATTTGGGCTACTTGAGCATCATCGTGGGTTCTTGAATTTTTAGCGTAAGGTATTAACGCTGATACTTCTACTTCTTTGATTTGCATATTTAACCAAGGTGTTGATTAATAACGCTTTTATTGTATCACGCTATATCAGGGTCATGTATCTTGTTCATAGCATTGTGTATAGCTCGTTTACGCTTCATTCTTTCATTAGCTTGCTTGTTTAATACGCCACCACTTTCATCAAGTTCTGTAGGTGGTTGTTTTGATTGGCGTTTTTTTTGCGCTTTTTCTAATGCTGACTCTACATGAGGTCTAAGCATAGCGTTTTCTGGGGGATAGCTTCTTGTCATGTGTTTCATTACATACCCTTCATTTTGTCAGCAATAACTTCTTTTCTTGTTTTGGCAGCTTGTTTAAAGTCTGATGCACTTGGAGCGCCTTTAGTGCCAGGCTTACGCATCTTTTCGCCAGAACCAGCAGCTATCCTAGCTTGTTTACGGTGAATATTGGCATAAAGTCCGTCTTTCATGCTTTGCTTTCAATGTATTTGGCGTACTGTTCTTCTAATTTAGCTTTGCGTTTACCTTTGGCGCTATCACGCTCTACATTAAGAGCAATGGCTAATGCTTGGCGCTTACCTTTGCCAGCTTTCATCTCTGTTTTGATGTTTTTGCCGACTGATTGGGCCGAACCTGATTTGTCTAATGGCATGATTAGGCCTTAAATTTAAGTAAATAGATGGTTGTATCAATTTCTTGAGCAATATTGTCAATTAATTGGCAAATTTCTGTATCTTTTGGCAAGTCAGCTCTAGCATCTTTTACAAAGGATTGCAAGGATTGTAGATAAGCTAATGGTTCTTTAGGCTGGTGGTAAGTGCTAGGGAATTCAGTAATTTGACCATAGCACCCAAAATAAGTTTCAGCTAATTGGTCAGTAAGCTCAATAATATTTTCGTAGAACTTACCTAGTGCTTTATGTTTTGCGTAGGATTTGGTTGCCCAATGGAAAAAATGGGTATTTGTACCCGAATGTAGCAGCGTAGCTAAGAACAAAGCCATATTTTCATTCATAAATTACTCCATTTTTATTAATTTTAGCACTTCAATTGCTTCTTCGCTTGAATTTACCCTGTACAAGTGACCGCCTTTCCAACCAGCAATAAACTTCAATTGGTCAGGGGTAAACTTCTTGTCAGCGCCATCTTTAATTTCCATTAAAATAGTTTGTCCTTCAAAAGCAACCAAAACATCTGGTATACCCTTACCAACCATATGCAATAGGTAAACATCAGCACCATAATCTCGTAGCGCTTTAACAACAACTGTTTGATTTTTATCTACTTTTTTAGCAAATGACATATGTTTAGGTTAGTATTTGGTAACTTCTTGATTATAGGGGATTTTTAATGGCTGGTTATCATTTGACGGATGAGCAATGGATTGAGTCTTGGAATAAAACAGGAAGTCCAAGTGAGTTTGCAAAATTACATGGTATAGCTGTTAGAAATGTTATGGCAAGGCGTAGGTCAATAGAAGATAGACTAAAGATTAAATTAGATACTTTTAATAGTCAAAATCCAGCTTATGTTAAAAAAATACAACAAACCCCTGGCAATGTACGTAGAGGTATGGATATAGAAAAAGGTCGTGTCATAGTATTTAGTGATGCTCACTTTTGGCCTGACGAAACTACCACAGCGTTTAAAGCACTCTTAGAGATGATTAAAGAGTTTGCCCCTACTGCCGTCGTGTGTAATGGCGATGCGCTGGACGGGGCTTCTATAAGCCGTTTTCCTCGTACTGATTGGAGTAAGCTGCCAACCATGAAAGAGGAATTGGAAGCCTGTCAATATTTTCTAGGTGAAATTGAATCAGTAGCTAAGGGCGCTAAATTGTTTTTTCCAATGGGCAATCATGACCAAAGGCTAGAGGCTAACATTGTTGCCAATCTTCCGTCTTTTGAAGGTATACCTGGCACTAGCCTTAAAGATTACTTTCCTATGTGGCAGCCTTGTTGGTCTTTTTGGGTAAATGAAGATACTTGTATTAAGCATCGTTGGAAAGGTGGCTGGACAGGCGGTAGGAATAATGCCGTTAATTCAGGTGTCAACATGATTACTGGTCATACTCATGTGTTATCTGCCATTCCATTTAACGATTACAACGGTACACGCTGGGGCGTACAGACAGGAACTCTAGCTGACCCTAATGGGCAACAGTTCAGCTATACAGAAGATACCCCTAAAGATTGGAATAGCGGCTTTGTAATGCTATCTTTTGAGCGCAGCAAACTATTGCAGCCTGAAATGATTAGAGTTTGGGGTGAAGATGAAGTTGAGTTTAGAGGCAAGATACATCAAGTATGAGGCTAAATCCAGAGGTTATTAGAAACCTTTACGCTTCTCTTTATTGTTGTTATCCATTTACTAAATGGAAAATGCCTGTACCTGAAGAAATAGATTTTGTTGTTACTGCTGACCCTGAAACAATGGGTACTTACTTATACGATACAGGTGAGGATTATGAGCATACCATTACTATTTCTTCCGCCAGGTGCGGTCATTACTACACCGTTATAACGACACTAGCCCATGAAATGATACATCTTAGCTTTCATCGGCAAAAGGGTGATAAATGGATGCAACATGGCAAACCATTTAGAATTCGTTGCAAACTGGTTGCTACTGAATTAGGCTTTGACCCTTTGGAGTTGTGAGTTACTCATAGCCCTTTCCAAGTTTCTGACTGACTCGCTCCAATAACCTCTCACAGGATATTTGCCATTTTTGCTCAAAAGCAGAGATACCAAGGTGGTGAAGGGAATCATTTCCAAGCCGATGATGGATTGGGCAAAGAGGCAAGACTGGGGATGTAGACCTCTTAGCTCCATATCTCCGCACATGATGGATTTCCGCTGGCGAGCCGCCTTCAATCCCAAGGACTTCGGAGCATAGAATACATCCGAGTTCTGCAATCTTATTGAGAGCGTTCTTTTCATCTTTTGTAGCCATTAGCTAGTGTGTACCAATCTCTATAAAATTGTTTTAATTCTGAAAAGCTAGTGCCACATTTCATAAACTCACCGTTTTTAGTTATTTGCCAGTAACTCTCTACAACGGTTTCATCATTGGTATTGCCAACAATGATAAGCACAATAAAATTTTCTTTACTAGCTAAGGCTTTAAGCATAATCTTTTGACCTTCGCTTAATTTCTCACCAGAATTCTTCCATTCCATGATTAGAAATTGACCATTGCGCTCTACAATACCATCTATATCACATGGTACAAAGCCTGGGTTATCAGCTATAAGCCCTTTAAAATCACAATAATCTTGGTGTTTAGCCAAGATATTACGCATTAGTTTAGCCATTGTTTTCTTATTTGTTCGTATGTAGCAAACTCTAATTTAATGGTTTCATCTGCTAAATCATGGGCTATTTTAGTAGCTTTTTCGTATTGATTTTTAAGTGTAGCGTTGTGATAGCATTTTAATAATTTTTGTATACGCAAATAGTTTTCAGAGTAATCATTCATCTAGTCATTCTTTCAATATTACGGTTGCTTGCTTCAGTTGTGCGCCATGCCTCAAATCTCATCTTAGCTGCCTCTAATTGCCATCTAAGCGCTTCTGTTTGCTCTGTAGCTATTCCAATGGCTTTGCATAAATCTTGGTATTCTTGGCTTGCGTAGGCTTCCATTTCTTTTGCGGCAATGCTAGAACCCTTTGATTCTGTAGCTTTAATTGCTCTAAGAGAATGTCTAAAATTTTCCAACTCTGCCAATCTGCCTTTTGCAGCAGCATAATCTGGCGCTTTCTTGAAAATGAAGTCAATCGCATCATTTGGGTCTTTCATTTTAAGTTCATCCATAGGCCAACTTGGGCGGCAGCATAGCCAATCCAAATTAAAGCGTTGCTATTTGAACCCTTAAAATATTGAGCTAATCCTACAACTAAATACCCAAGCCCTGTTGCTGCGACAATATACCTTTCCAGCATCCCCATTCCCCTTTGTTTCCTAACTTATATTGCGTGTAAAAATCACGCAAAAGCCGTTCGTCAAGATTGTATTTACTGATGTACTGCCTGAACCAAGTTAAACCTTTCTTAGCTCTTAAATGGCATAAAAATCTTACTCCACATTCATGTTTAGCTTTCTCAAGCACTTTTCTTTGAGAGTCTGGTAAGTATCATAACCATTGCCGATAACACCAAGTTCTCTAGCTTTTGCTTCAATACCTTCATTAGTAAACATCCACTTTTTATCACTTTTCTCTCTCCTTGGTTCAATAATTAACTCATCTTCCCAGCGTTCTTGATTTAACCAGGTTGCTGGATGAGGTATAAATTCTAACTCAGTTTCCTTAGCTTTCCAATACGATAAATGGTCATCTATGGCTCTGCAAGCGTCTAGTTGTTGTTGTTCTGTTAACTTGGCAAATGCTTTGCAAGCAACTGCTTTGGCTATCTTTCTTGGATATAAAGACCAGAATTCATCAAACATTATTGCAATACCCTTGGGCTTGATGGTGTAGATGGGCTACTTGGTACTGTGTAGCCTGTGTTGCCTACAACACTTTGTGTATAACCGTTTGGAGTTGTGATAACCACTTGGTTTGGATAAATAGTAGCGGTTTGGGTTGTATAGCCCATTGGGTTTACAAATTGCGCTGTATTGCCGTTGATTTGTACCGTTCCAACATTGTAGCCACGACTATCAGTCATTGGATACGTTTGCGCTTTAGCTGGTATACCGTATGCAAATAGCCCACCTAGTACTGCACCTAATAAACACGCACCTAAAAAATCTTTCATTTAAATCCCCTTAAATGTTTACTCGATATTGAGTAGATGTAGTTTCCCCAATAGTCTAGTTATAGTCCACTAGTATTTATACCTATGTTGCTTTTATACCAATCCCAAGAGGTTTGAGCGCACCTAGCCTACCTAAGTGCGCCTTCAGAGTATTCCCATTGAGGAATCGCTCACCCGACAGTCTTGCATGGTATAGGCACTATCTTCGCCACCTATATTGCGCTGTTTCAACCATTACCCCCAGTAGCGCTTTTAATCCTATCCCCTGGTATGTCGTTAGAGCCTCGAGATAGGAAGATGAGTTTACATCAATTGCGATGGTACTTGTCAAGCGGATTAAGTAACATACTTTTTAGAAGTTCATCTATATTTCTAAACCATTGAGTTACCTTCATGCCGCTATGCGTGTAAATGGTAAAACTCATATTCTGTCTATGAAAGTGTTGCTTTTTGGCACAAGCTCAGGCCATATCCAATGCCAGCAAGTAGGAAACATCTCCTGGCGTGTAATAAGCCCATGTGATTCCTTTTCTAGTAATGCTGCCAACATCATTAATTTGTCTGCTGGAATGGTGCTATTGCGCCATTGGTACACAGCTTGTACGCTGACATTGGTTTTCATGGCTACTTTTTTAGCGCCACCAAGTAACTCAATCATTTGTTCTGCGGTTAGTTTATTTTTCATAGTAAGCAAAGTTTACCCTATTTGTTTTATTTATACAACACGCTTGCACTTTTTGTAAATTTACTTTAATATTTAGTTATAGCAATTTTGCTATGCCATTAAAGGGGAATTTTATGGGTGAATTAAATCAACTAATGCTAGAGCATGAAGAATTTTTAGAGTCAGCACTTGATGACATGGAATACGGTGGCGAGCTTACACAAGAGCAAGTTGACTGTATACGCCAAGCGTGTGGCAAACCAAAACGCAATGTAGTCCTTAAAGAATTGTTTAACGACTTTGGCAATATTTTTGGAGGTGCAAAATGAGTTTTTATGACAACATAAAAGCATTTCCAGTAAACACCGAATGGGATTATGGCGGTGAACAAGGGTTTAAATCTGCTGGAATGGATTTGCGTGATTATTTTGCGGCTAAAGCTATGCAAGGAATGATTGACAGTTCTATTGAATCTGGCGTGTCATTAGAGTTTATAGCTGAATCTGCTTACAGAATGGCTGACGCAATGATGGAGGCTCGTAATGAATCAATCTGAATCAATTGCTAACCTTGCTTTAGCTTTATCCATCGTACAAGGAAAACTTACTTATGCGGTTAAAGACTCTGCTAATCCTTTCTTTAAGTCTAGGTATGCTGACCTTGAGTCTGTTTGGGATGCTTGTCGTAGCCTTCTTTCTGAAAATGGGTTGGCAGTTTTGCAATTTCCAGGGGAATATTATGATGGGGCTATGTCCTTAACTACTATCCTAACGCACAAGTCTGGCGAATGGATTGGTCAAGAAATGTCTGTACCAGTAACTAAGCCTGACGCACAAGGCGCTGGTTCAGCTTTAACCTATATGCGTAGATACGCATTAGCAGCAGTAGTAGGAGTAGTGCAAGCAGACGATGACGGTAATGCCGCTTCGTCACCTAAACCAGTAGTAAAAGCAAAGGATATTTAA